GACGTCCATTTGGCCAGCCGCAACATCGACCCCGAGTCCGTCGACTACGAAGTCTTCATGACCACGCCGTCGGGCATCTACGAACTGGCGCAGATGGAGATCCGGAAGGCCCGCGTGGAGTTCGCCGAACTGCTTCAGGACGGCGAATGGGTGTCGAAGCGCTGGATCATGAAGGAGATCCTCGGGTTCAGCGACGATCAGGTGGATCAGATGATGGCGGAGCGGATGCAGGAGGAAGAGTCCGGCGGGGCTCCGCCCCAGCGGGCCGCCCGTCCGTCGGGGCCGCCTCCCACGGAGCAGCTCCAGCCCGGGGAGAAGTACCGGCGGGTGGATGGTCGGCGGATCATCACCGACGACATCGACAACGGCAGCAAGAAGGCGGAGGCGTACACGAAGAAGCACCTCGACGAGATGCTCAAGCACAACAAGGGCCTCGACAAGCGGCTGGCCCATCTGTCGGCGCTCTGTATGGACATCCGGTCGAACATGCGGCGCAACGGCGCTCACGGCGGATGATTAAGCTTGACAAAGCCTGAACACAATAGTATGTTGCTTTGAGTCAACTGGCAGTCAGAGGGAGGCGGCGTGGGAAACAGCACGCAGGAAACCGAAGTCAAGGTTGCAGATCTCCCCAAGGGAGAGCCTGCGGTCAAGTCCGAGAAGACCTCCAACTTCTCCGTGGTTTCCGTTCCTCCGTATCAGGAGGCTATCTGGCTTGCTGAAGTCGGTATCGGCGCTGGAATCACGTCTGCCAAGTACAACCCCGACGAGATGCTTGAGCTGGTGATGATCGCCAAGAACCACGGCGCTCCTCTCACCCTCGACTTCGCCGGTAAGGGCGCTTCGGTCAAGACCGGCAAGGTTCCGAATCTTCCGGCCCTGTCCGAGGAGCTTCACAACGTCTGCAAGAACTCCATTGAGTGCGGCCTTCAGAGCGTACGCTCCATGATCAACGAGGAGCGGGCCAAGTTCGGCGGCACCGACAAGGTCGGCGTTACGCCCATCGCCACGTACGACAACCACGCCATCGTGTTCAACACGAACCGCGAGGTCTTCCGGGCGGCCTTCACCCGCAAGGACGGCAAGGTCAGTCTGACGGAGGTCCAGAAGCTGGACATCCGCCCCATCAAGGAGTACCTCGAAGAGGAGCTTTCCGATCTGGACGGCATGGTCAACGACCTGCTTGAGGGCCGTCGGGACCGCGCCAAGAAGCGCGTTTCCGAGGTCATTTCCCGGTTCGGCAACAGCTCCGACCTGCTCCGCGCCAAGTATCGCGTGATGGCCCGTCAGATGACCGGCGACCACATGTGGAAGAGGTACATGGCCGAGAACAACGATCTCGTCCGCAAGCTTCTGCATGGCGAGCTGAGCAAGCTTCGTGAGAACGCCCACAAGCCCCGGTACTCCTCCCTCTACACCACGGACAAGCCGCAGGTGAAGGTGGGAGTGGCCGAGAAGCTCGTGGCCGAGCTGAAGGACCTCGGTTCCAAGGCCGAGGAGCTGGTCAAGCGCGTCACCGAGTCCGTCAAGGTCGGTGAGAAGGTGCTCGACGACACCAAGTTCCACGATCTGGACAGCGATGTCCAGCTCGGCAAGTTCAAGCAGTTCTCGGCCGACTACGTCGAGGACCTGCAGGGCCTTCGCAGCGCCGTTCAGGAGGCTCTGACGGACAACGACGTCACGGCCATGGCACTGGTGTACGACACGGCAGCTGAGAAGTTCGAGGCCTTCAAGATGGCCGGTCGCCTGATTGAGAAGGTCCTCGAAGACATCAAGTCCCGGATCAACAAGTAGAGGGGGTCAAAAAATGGTGACCATCCGTTCGCTGTCTGAAGAGCTGAAGTCCCTGGGCCTGGTGGCTGAGTCCGCCCCGGCTGTTTCGGAGACGCCCGCCAAGGCGGCTCCGGTGGTCGATGCCGCCAAGGTCCTCGCCCGCAAGCAGGAAGCCCGCAAGATGCGCACGCGTATCGAGGGCCTGAAGGACGGCTTCGCCACCAAGGCGGCGGTCGTCGAGTCCAAGGAGCCCAAGGCCGAGGCCAACAAGACCCGCATCCAGAGCCTCTTCGAGGAGTTGGAGACGCTGACGCAGGAGTCCGTTGAGGCCCCCTCGGCGAAGGCCTCCCGGATCATGGGCGACGTCCTTGAGATCGCTCAGGCCATCATGAAGAAGTACGGCTCCCACGAAGAGGTCAAGGAGGTCTTCGAGGCCCTCACCGGGGCTGCGCAGGCCCTCAACGGTCGCCTGACCGAGATGCAGGCGTCCGACACCGAGCGCGAGGTCAAGAAGGTCGTGGCCGAGCTGGTCGAGTCGCTGGAGTGGCTCCTCGAAGAGTTCGAGGAGGTCAAGAAGCTCCCCCTTCAGGGCGAGAAGGCCAAGCCGGATGACCGCTCCGGCAAGGGCGGCGAGCCTGGCGGCACCGAGAAGCTCCCGGCGCAGGTCGGGGCTGGCTCGCCCGTCGGCGACAAGCCCAAGGCGGAGAAGGCGTAGTAGTGTCCAAGATCCTGGCTGGTCCTAAGCCCGGCGAGAAGCTGATCCACGAGATGTTCAGTGGAGTCACGGCTCAGAAGCTCATTCTCGTCGAGGGGAAGGACGCCGAGGGGAAGCCGACCGGTGTCATTTCGGCCAAGGGCGTGTACGGCAAGGCCGACGAGCCCACCGGGAACAACCGGATCTACCCCCGCCGTCTTCTGGAGCGCGAAGTCGCCGCTCTGCAGAAGCAGATTCAGGAGAAGGGCGGCATCATCGGCGAGCTGGACCATCCGGCTGACGGCAAGACCAGCCTCAAGCGCGTGTCCCACGTGATCACGAAGCTTGAGATGCAGCCGGATGGCACGGTGGTCGGCGAATCCAAGATCCTTGATACGGAGTACGGCAAGACGCTCAAGGAGATCGTGAAGTCTGGTTGTGCGGTCGGCGTCTCGTCGCGTGGTCAGGGTTCGGTGACGATCAACGAGTCCGGGCAGGAGGTCGTTCAGGAGGACTTCCATCTCGTGACCTACGACTTCGTCGCGGAGCCCGCCTCTGCGTCGGCGTACCCCACGTTCATGATGGAAAACAAGAATCGGAGGGAGGCGGAAATGGCCGACGAGAAGAAGGACCTGACGGTCGCAGACCTGAAGGCCAACCATAAGCCCCTGGTCGAGGCCATCGAGGCCGACACCAAGAAGGCTGCTGAAGAGGCGTTCGCCAAGCGCACGGCCGAGATCCGCGCCGAGGAGCGTAATCTGGCCAAGGACGAGCTTCGCGAGGCCTTCAAGAAGGAGATCATCGACACGCTCGCCGAGCAGCGTGCGGAGATCGAGAAGCAGGTCCGCAGCGAGGTCATGTCCGACCCGAAGGTGGCCCGCTCCCAGAAGGTCATGGAGACCATCAAGACGGTCCTGCGGCCCCTGATCACGGACGAGGACATCTCGGCCGAGGTCAAGGCCAAGGACGAGGAGATCACGAAGCTCAAGGCTCAGATCGCCGAGGGCCAGAAGGCCCGTGAGGAGGCTCTGGCCGAGTCCGCCAAGCTTCGCGAGGAGATGAAGAAGATCCAGGAGCAGGTGGAGCAGGTCGAGGGCGCTGCCCGCGACATGGGCTACAAGCTCTTCCTTGAGCGTTCCATGCAGGGCATGACCAAGGAGGAGAAGGCGCTGGCCATGAACTTCGTCGGAGATCTCAAGGCCATCAAGACGGCCGAGGATCTCAAGGCCAAGTTCGAGAGCGCCAAGACCCGCGCCAAGGAGGTTCTGGCCGAGGCTGGGGCCAAGAAGGACGCGGTCCGAAAGACCTTCGAGGAGATCGAGAAGGAAGTCGCCAAGTTGGAGGCCGAGAACGCGGCCCTCAAGGGTGACGTCGCGAAGCTCACTGAGGGCATGGAGAAGGCGGTTGGCGCGGCCAAGAGCCTCGGTCTTCAGGCCTACGCCGAGCGCAAGATCGCCGAGCACCCGCGCCGCCCCGAGCTGCGCAAGCTGATCGAGTCGAAGTTCCTCTCCAGCAAGGAGGAAGTGGACAAGCTCGTCGGCACGCTGACCGAGGAGCGCCGCACCAGCGAGTCGTTCCGTCAGATCCGCGAGGGTCTGGCCAAGGGTCAGGGCCGTAAGGAGTCCGACGACACGACTCCCGCGCCCGAAAAGAACGAGGTTATGGGCGTCTCGGTGTCCGAGATGCGCCGTCTGAGTGGGTTGAACAAGTAGAAAGATTCTCCTTTGGAGGGAGGCGGAAATGCGTACTGATGTGGTTTCTCTGCCCGAGGCGCGTCGGTCTGTCGCCGACAAGGCCTTCACGGGCGCTCTCGCTACGAAGTGGAAGGACCTTCTCGAAGGCGTTCAGGGCGATCACGTGCGTCGGAGCACGGCGATCCTCCTGGAGAACGAGATGCAGTTCCTCCAGAACCTGACGGAGGAGACTCGTGCGGCTCAGACGGGCCCGTTCACGAAGTTCATCTTCCCGCTGATCCGTCGGGTGTACCCGAACCTGATCGCCAACAACATCGTCTCGGTGCAGCCGATGACGAGCCCGGTCGGCGCGATCTTCTTCTTCCGTTACCGTTACGGCACCAACAAGGGTGCGACGACGGCCGGAACGGAGATGATCCCCCAGCCGAACTTCGACCGCTTCTACGGGAGCGAGTCGGTCTTCGGTGAGTCCCTCGGCGTCGGCGACGGCGCTACGGTGACGTACACCACGGTCCTGGACTTCACGCCGGTGCGCCTGCCCGGCCTGACGGTCACGGCCGGTTCGGTGGTCGGCACGGCGGACGCCGCTGGTGCGATCACCGGCACGGGCATCGTGTCCGGCTCGGTGAACCAGGCCACGGGCGCGATCACGGTCACGTTCGCGGCTGCTCCGGCGGCTGGTGTGCCCATCGTGTCCAACTACCAGTACAACAGCGAGCTGAACCCCAGCGTGCCGCAGGTCAACCTGGACATCGAGCTGATCGAGGTCCGCGTCCAGACCCGCAAGCTCAAGGCGCTGTGGTCCAGCGAGGCGGCGGACGACCTCCGCAGCCTGCACGGCATGGACATCGAGACCGAGCTGGTCGCTGGTATCGCCAGCGAGCTGGCCACTGAGATCGACCGCGAGATCCTCGACGATCTGCTTGGCGGTGCTCTGACCGGCGTGCCTGGTCTCTTCGCTCCGTCGACGGACACCTTCAACCGGCCCGCTCCGGCTGGCGTGTCCGACTTCGAGCACATCCGGGGCATCATCATCCCGATCTCGAACGTGTCCAACAAGATCCACAAGAACACGCTCCGCGCCCCGGGCAACTGGATCGTCTGCTCGCCTGAGGTCGCCAGCGTGCTGGACAGCCTGCCGTTCTTCCAGGCGGTGGACCCCGCGCAGTACACGTACACGGGGACCATCGTCAAGATCGGCACGCTCCAGTCGAAGTGGACGGTCTACAAGGACCCCTACTTCACGAAGGACCGGATGCTGGTTGGCTACCAGGGCCCCAGCTTCCTCGACACCGGCTACGTCTGGGCCCCGTACATCCCCCTGCAGGTGACGCCGACGTTCCTCGATCCGGCGGACTTCACCCTGCGGAAGGGCCTCCGTACGCGGTACGGCAAGAAGCTGGTCCGTCCGGAGTTCTACGGTACGGTTCAGGTCACGAACCTCCCGTAGTTCCAGCAGCCACTCCCCAAGGAGAATCGGGAGCCACCCGGGAAACCGGGTGGCTCCTTTTTCTTTTTCGCTTATTTTTCAGATTTTCCAGTGGACAAACAGGAATCGGTGGTTATAGTAAGTGAGCAAGGAGACGGAACTTCAGTGATTACGCAAGCCCACAACTGGTCGGAAGGCATGACGACACGAGCGGCGGAGTTGCTCGTGAGCGGGTTTGCCATTCCCTGCCTGAATACCTCGCGGTATTCCGACAAGCCGCAGGGTAGGACGACCCCGGTTGTGGGAGCGCGGAAGATGTAGCAGAAGTAGCCAGAAGACGCGACCCCGCAACCGGGAAACTGGGTGCGGGGTTTTTTGTTTTTCCGGGATCTGCCCGTCGCCATCGGCCAAGGCCGGGGACGGGCGGAAGAGCGGCCGAAAGGCCGGTTGACAATCGGGCCAGACAGCAAAAACGAGGCGGAGCACCTCGGGAAGAGATGCTCCGTCTGCTTGCGGGTGTCGTTCAATGGCAGGACCTCAGTTTTCCAAACTGAAGACGCCGGTTCGATTCCGGTCACCCGCTCCACAGGCCGGTGGTGAAGTGGTATCACGACTGTTTCCAAATCAGTAGTCCGGGGTTCGATCCCCCGCTGGCCTGCCAAAAATTTGGTCCCGGAGTGTGACGGACAGCACGACACCCTGTCACGGTGTTAGAACGGGTTCGACTCCCGTCGGGATCGCCATTGCCCTCTCGTCTAACTGGTAGGACACCTGACTCTGAATCAGGCGATGAAGGTTCGAGTCCTTCGGGGGCAGCCAAAACGACGGTCTCGTATAGGTAGTCTGTACGCTCGCCTGAAAAGCGAGAGGTCCCGGGGCAGCACCGGGGGCCGTCACCAGAAACGATGCGGGGATAGAGCAAGAGCGGCTCGACGGTCTCATAAGCCGTAATCGTGAGGTGCGACTCCTCACCCCGCTACCAAGGGCCCGTCGTCCAACGGTAAGACACCTGCCTTGCAAGCAGGGAATAGGAGTTCAACTCTCCTCGGGTCCACCAAATTTCGGGTGCGCTTGAATGTGGGAATTCACGGAGCCTGTAAAGCTCTCGCCCATCGGGATAGGAGGTTCGATTCCTCACGCGCCCACCATTGCCTCGTCGTCTAACGGTAGGACGGTGGTCTTTGAAGCCGCCTGTGAAGGTTCGAGTCCTTCCGAGGCAACCAAGCTTTCTGGGGGAGTAGTCGAGTAGCAAGACGCCTCGTTGCCAACGAGGAGATCGCGGGGGCGGAACCCGTCTCCCCCTCCATCCGCCTGTAGGTCAATGGTAGACCGTCCGCTTGATAAGCGGGAAACGAGCGTTCGATTCGCTCTAGGCGGACCAACTTTTACGCGGTGGCCATGGTGTAGTAGCTCTGCACGCCTGACTGTGACTCAGGAGGTACGGGGGCGGAACCCGTTGGTCACCCCAAAATTCCGGGACGTAGGGGAATGGTACCCCGCCTCTTTGGGGTAGAGGAAGTCGCGAGTTCGATTCTCGCCGTCCCGACCACGCCCGCATAGGTCAGAGGCAGACCGCCAGCATGACACGCTGGAAACGGAGGTTCGATTCCTCCTGTGGGCACCACTAGCCGGTGTAGGATAACGGCAGTCCACCAACTTGGTAAGTTGGGAGAGCGGGTTCGACTCCCGCCATCGGCTCCACCTGCTGGCGTAGCTCAACTGGTAGAGCACCTGTTTTGCCGCCATAGGACAACGGCAGTCTACCTCCCTTGTAGCGAGGTGATACCCGTTCAAATCGGGTTGGCGGCTCCAACTATGTGTTACTAAAACATAAGGTCTGTGCTATAATCCAAACATGGCAAGGACGAAAGAGAAGGGCGACCTCGGAGTGTCGATGGTCATGGCCGACGTGCTCAGGCGAGGTCATAAGGTAGCCGTGCCTGTGGGCGAGGATTGGCGTTACGATCTGATCGTCCTACGGGGTTCTAAGCTGGAACGTGTTCAGTGCAAATACGTGGAATCGGATGGCGCAGTTGTGCTCGTAAGGTGTCGATCTTGCAACAACTGGAGCGTTATCAAATATACGCAGTCGGATGTTGATTGGATCGCCACCTACGACAAGACCACTGACAAGGTCTATTACGTGCCTAGCCGACTACTTGGCGATGGCAGAGCCTTCATTTCACTGCGCCTGCGACCGTCCAAGAACGGTCAGGTTAAGGGCGTCCTGATGGCCACGGACTTCGATACGTTCTAACAGGCGGTTGCCCGTTCAACCCGGGTCGCCAGCTCCAATAAAAAAGCCCTCCGACAGGGAGGGCCAAAGCTGGGTTGTCCACTAGGGACTGGACCAGCAGTATATCACGCCGCTCTGGTGCAACAGCAGCACGCCGGTCTCATAAGCCGGAAATCCCGGGGCAGCTCCGGGGAGCGGTACCACGGAGGGGTAAGCGGGTGGGAACCCGCCGCCGTCTCGAAATCGGATGGCACCCGAGATTCAACCGGGTGTGGGGATCAAGACCTCACCCCTCCGCCACGGAGACGAAGGCAGTCAGCGTGCCGCAGCGGCTTGAACCCGCTTGCCCGGCCAGTCCGGGTCGCGTGTGCAACTCACGCCGTCTCCTCCAAAACATTCACGGAGGCGTTGGGCATTGGCAGGCCCACTTCCTTGGAAAGGAAGCGTCGTAACTGGCGTGGGGGTTCGACTCCCCCTCCCTCCGCCACGGAAGCGAAGGCAGTTGGCTTGCCGACCCGCCTTGAAAGCGGCTCCCCTGCAAAGGGGCGCAGGTTCGATTCCTGCCGCTTCCTCCAAGATTCACGGAGACGTTGGGCAGCAGGAAGCCCCCCTCGTTGGAAGCGAGGAGCCGTCACTGGCTGGGAGGTGCAAGTCCTCTCGTCTCCGCCACGGAAGCGATGCGGATAGTCAGGTAGCCGCAACTGTTTGCTAAACAGTCCACTCGGCTCAAACCGGGTGTTGTCGGGGCAGCACCGACCGCTTCCGCCATGCACCGTTACCCAAGTGGGAAGGGGGCTGTCTGCAAAACAGCTATGAGCCGGTTCGATTCCGGCACGGTGCTCCAAAATTCGCCAGCGTCGTCCAAGAGCAGGACACCTGTTTCGTAAACAGGAGATCGGGGTGCAATTCCCCGCGTTGGCTCCATTCCGGTGTGAGGTAGTAGTAGCCGTACCGAGGTCTTCCAACTGGTAGGAAGGCGGATTGTTAATCCGTTAATGCAGGTTCGAGTCCTGCCCTCGGTGCCAAAAATTCTGTTTAACGGCCTAAGTGTGTGTTAACATACTTCCCATGAGAACTCTCAAGGAGAATAGGGAGTACATGAAGAAGTACATGAGAGCCCGCAGAAAGAAAGATGGGGCTCTTCCTTGGGATCGGGATTACTACAAAAGGCTCAAGGCAAAGGTCGTTCGGGCTCTTGGAGGCCCCCGCTGTAACGAATGCGGATGCACGGTCGAGAAAATTCTAGAGGTCAATCACCTTCGCGGGGGCGGGCAGAAAGAGGCGAAGAACGGGTCGAGTATCCAGTTGTATCGGAGGATCGCCCGAGGGGATTTTCGACCCGGAGAATTCAATATGCTCTGCCGGGTGTGCAACGCCGCGCACTATGTCAGGAAGCTCCTCGGGATCGAGGGGCATTCCGTCATCTGGAAAGCCTGACTGTTAATCAGGTCTTGGTGGTTCAAATCCACCCGTCGGAGCCAATCTTGCCCCGCGAGCTGGATGCTCAGTCAGGTCTTCTAAACCAGACGTGCGAGGTCCGATTCCTCGGCGGGGTACCACGCCCGGTTCGTCTAGATGGCCTAGGACACCTCCCTCTCAAGGAGGAGATCACGGGTTCGACTCCCGTACCGGGTACCAATCTTGGCCCGTTCGACTACCGGCTAGGTCACCTCCCTTTCAAGGAGGAGAAGCGGGATCGACACCCGCACGGGCTACCAGCCGTCGAAACTCAACTGGATGAGTACCCGGTTTTTACCCGGGGAGTTAGGGGTTCGACTCCCCTCGACGGCACCAGAAACATTCAAGGGTGATGGACGCGAGTGGCAGCGTACCGAGTTCTTACCTCGGGATGTGAGGGTTCGAGCCCCTCATCACCCACCAATCTTGCCCCGGTGCTTGGAATTGGCATACAGCCCTCACTCAAAACGAGGGGCCGAAAGGCGTGTGGGTTCGACTCCCTCCCGGGGCACCATGGGCCTCTGATGGAACAGCAGACATGCCGGTCTTAGAAGCCGGTGCCGAAAGGCGTGGGGGTGCAACTCCCCCGAGGCCCACCAAAACATTCATGCGCGGGTGGCGGAACTGGCAGACGCGCTGGTCTCAGAAGCCAGTGGGTAACACCCGTGGAGGTTCGATTCCTCTCCCGCGCACCAAGCCCTCTTGGCGTAATGGCAGCGCACCTAGCTTACACCTAGGCGGCGGGGGTTCGATTCCCTCAGAGGGCACCAATATTTGCAGCCGTGGCGAAATGGCAGACGCGTCCGTTTGAGGGGCGGATGGGGAAACCCGTGGAGGTTCGACTCCTCTCGGCTGCACCAAAATTCACCGGAGCGTAGGGTAGTGGTAACCCGCCATGTTCGGGACATGGAAATCGCAGGTTCGAGTCCTGTCGCTCCGACCAATCTTCAGGGGCCGTTAGCTCATCGGCTAGAGCAACCGCCTCATAAGCGGGCGAAGTCGGATCGACACCGACACGGCCCACCAAATTCTTCAGGCACAAGGTCAGATAGCGGGCCGCCTGCCTTGGAAGCAGGAGAAGTGTGGTGCGAGTCCACAGTGCCTGACCAAATATTTGGAGCGTTCGCTGTCGCTGTAAGCCCATGGGACAACGGCTCAAAAGGGTATCCGTAAGTCTCCAGCGCCCACACCCGCGAAGGGGCGCAAGAGGTGAGGCAGGGCGGTGGCATACGCCCGTCACGACCTGTACCTCGGAGATGATCTTGGCCGGGTCGCCGCAATAAGGGTTTGGGGTAAATCCTGCCGCGAGAGCGAGACGGGGCATGAAAGGTGGCGGGTGCCACGGCGACTAAACCCCGCAGCAGGTGAGTGGATAGGCAAAAGCGAGGTCAGCGAACGCTCCTTTAGGCCCCCGTGGTGTAGCAGAGGCACCACCGGGGGGCACCATGTCCCCGTGGCCGAGTAGATGAGGCACCCGTTTCCTAAACGGGCCAACGCAGGTGCGAGCCCTGCCGGGGATACCAAAACTCTGTAGCATAGTGCACAGCCCTAAGCTATAATCTCCCCGTAGATCAATGGATAGATCGCTACCCTCCGAAGGTAGAGACGAAGGTTCAAGTCCTTCCGGGGAGACCAATCCTCGAAAACTCAAGATTGTGGCCCGGAGCAGGAACAAGGGCTACGTTTGCGTCAAGGTGCCCGGCCATCCCTACGCTTGGAAGACGGGATACGTCTACGAGCACAGGTTCATCATGGAGAAGAAGCTCGGCAGGTTTCTCAAGCCGAGGGAGATCGTTCACCATGAGAATGAGATCAAAACCTGCAACCGAAAGAGGAATCTGAAACTCACATCGCCTTCGGCCCATGCCCGGCATCACCATCCTGATCGTAAGGTTCGGGTCGTGTGCGCCGAGTGCGGAAAGAAGTTCTCCCGAGTCTCAAGTCAGCTTCCCGGTCGGCGCAAAGGAATCAAGAAGAGTTATTGCTCCAGAGGGTGCCTCGGAGTAGGCCCTCCCGGAGAACTTAGGCACGGCACGGCGAATACCTACAGCTATCACGGGTGCAGGTGCGCGACGTGCAGAGAGGGGCAGCGTGCCCGCATCGCGGACTACAGAGAATCCAAAGCACGTCCCCGTCGCCTAACTGGAGATGGCGCTGCGCTACGAACGCGGAACTAAACAGCAAGGTCCGGCGCAACCCCGGACGGGGGCTCCAAACATTCATGCGCCCGTGGTCCAACTGGACAGGACGCCACCCTCCGAAGGTGGAAATTGCAGGTTCGAGTCCTGCCGGGCGTACCATCTCCCCGTGGCCCAACTGGACAAGGCACCACGCTACGAACGTTTGAAGTGGATTCGTAGCGTACTGAGAGATATAATCTCCCCGTAGTTCAACTGGACAGAATATCCGGCTACGAACCGGAAGATTGTTGGTTCAAATCCAACCGGGGAGACCAAACTTGAAGACCTGTAGCGCCTGCAAGGTTACGAAGCCTGTTGACCAGTTCAACTTTCGGAATCGGTCGAAGGGGACTCGGCACTTTTATTGTAAGCAGTGCGGGTGCTCTTACACCAGAAAACACTACTCCAATAACAAAAGCTACTACAAGAACAAGGCTCGCCTTCGGGTTAGGGAAGAGAAACGAAAAATCCGCGCCTTCATCATTGAGTACCTCAAGGCTCATCCTTGTGTGGATTGCGGAGAGACTGATATGGTCGTGCTCGACTTTGATCATGTCCGTGGGGTTAAGCATCTGAACATCTCCGAAATGGCTCATCGGCGCTGCTCGGTTAGCGCTGTAAAAGACGAGATCGGAAAGTGCGATGTTCGATGCGCCAATTGCCATCGCAGGAAGACGTACAAACAGTCTCGTCAGTAGGTTCGAGTCCTGCCGGGGAGACCAAAGCTTGGCACCGCTGTCTGGCCTGATATGATTGGCGAGATGGATATGAACGCCCAACGGAAGATGTCCCGGCCGACCCTGGTGCTCAACAAGCACTGGAGCCCGATCCAGACCGCCCCGGTACAGGAGGCGCTCAGCCTTGTGGCCAAGGGCTCGGCCAAGATCATCGACCCGAAGACCTTCGAGGCCCACGACCTGCTGTCGTGGAACGACGTCTCCAAGGCAAAGGGCCAGTTCGAGGACTCGGTCATCCGGTCCGCCCGCCTTTCGCTGGTGGCCCCGGAGGTGATCGTCCTGACCGGCTACGAGGGTCTTGCGGTCCGTTCGGTGGTTTTCAGCCGGAAGAGCCTGTTCAAGCGGGACCGGTACACCTGCCAGTACTGCGGCAAGCAGCCGGGTCCGTCGGAGCTGACCATCGACCACGTGATGCCAAAGTCCCGTGGCGGGATCTCGTCTTGGACCAACTGCGTGCTGGCTTGCGTGGAGTGCAACAAGTTCAAGGCTAACCGGACGCCGGACGAGGCCAAGATGACGCTCCGCAAGGTTCCCAAGAAGCCGTCTTGGAAGGCTTTGGCGGAGATCCCGTCGGTCGCCCGCCGGGAGTCGTGGGAGCAGTTCCTGTCCCGCGCCTACTGGGAGGTCGAACTCGAAGCTTGATGACCTTGCTCCTGTCCCGGCCTGATGGTACTATTGCCGTAAGGTACCGGGACAGGAGAGAGGTTCATGGCTGAGCGGCTCTTCGAGGATCTCAACAACCTCCTCAAGATGATCGAGGAGGAACCCAAGCCGTCTTCTCCTCCGCCCGCAGCCCTGGAAGCCCCCCAGCCTCAAGACCTTGAGTCTGCCGCCAAGCGTCTGAAGGACCAGCTGGCGGCGATTCAGGAGATCGTCACTACGGCCGAGAAGACTGCCCCGCTCAAGCGATTCATCTGGCTGGCATGGGGTGCCGTCCAGTCCCTCGCGTCCGACATCGACGGCATCGAAGAAGAGCTAAGGAAGAAGGGGAAGGAGATCGGGAAGGACACGACGGCGGCCGTTAAGGTCATCGCCGACCTAAAGAAGCTGATGGAGCCTCTGACGGACGCCATCGACAGCCTCAACACCATCTCCAAGGGTTAGGTGATGGCTGAGGAGTTCTACGCCGTCCCGAACGTCGGCCCGATCATCGAGAAGTCGGGCGGTGGAACGTTTGCCAACGACGACGATCTGTCGAAGTACCTGCTTCGCCGGATGGGCAAGGGCGTCGTTCAGGTCGAGATCACCAACGACCAGCTGGCCGACGCCATTCAGGACACCAAGCGTTGGTTCGTGGCCAACTGGGGCATCCACCGCGTCCGCACGTTCCAGATGATTCAGGGGGTTACGGAGTACACCCTGTCGACGGACGTGGCGGATGTGCTGGCGGTTTACGTGGAGGCCGTGCGGATCCCGCCGCTGGTCTTCGACCGGGAGTTCCCGTTCTACTTTCCGTTTCCGATGCGTGCCGAGGGCGGCGTGGTGTTCAGTTACCCGGCTGGGCTCTACAGCGCCCTTGTCCAGCAGCTTCAGTGGATCGACCAGCTCAAGCGGATCTTCAACGCCGAGGTCGAGTTCGATTACGTCGACAGCACCCGGCTTTTGAGGATCATGGCTCCCGGCAACCAGTCCGGCCTTTGCATGGTGGAGTACATCTCCAACTGCGTGGACGTCAAGGACTTGTTCGGGATCGCCGAAGAGCTGTTCGTGGACTGGGCCCGGGCGGAACTGATGGAACGGGTGGGTCGGGTGCGGTCGAAGTACGGCGGCATCCCGACGGCCGGTGGCGAACGGACCCTCGACGGGGAACGACTGCTGGAAGAGGCCAAGGCGCTCAAGGAAGAGGTCCGGAACCGGTCCATCGAGCGCGGGTACCCCATCACGTTCCTAAGAGGCTGATTACTAAGATGCTGCGCGTGCGAATGGGGTGGCGGGATGGTGTTGCGCGGGATTACCTTCGGTTGATTAAGCATCTCCGAATGGCAAATGTGGTAGAAGCGGGAACGATTGGCGGGCGCACTGACGAGAATAGGTTTTCAAAAGGTGTCCGCTGGCAGATCAAGTTTGGAAAGCAGGACACCTTCAACTTCTGCCGGTGGATGTACGCTTTGGCCGACTCTCCTATTCGTGGAGCGTTGAACTACGACAAGTTGACATGGTACGCTAAGACCTATCCGTGGGTCGATGGTAGGAAGAGGCCAGACAAGGATCGAAAGGCCTCTATCCCCATTCCATTTGTTCGTGGATAACTGCATATTGTGCAGTTGGGGGGAAACATGACGTCGCGTGGCGAGAACAGCCTTACGTGGGAGATCGGGGACAAGAGCTACACCGTCTACTTCGACGTCTCCGGCCGCTGGACCAAGCCCACCTTTCATGATCCGGGCGATTCTCCCGAGGTGGACATTACCACCGTTGTGGACGACGCCGCCAACAAGGAGATTCCACGTTCCGAGTGGGCCGCCGCAGGCTTTGATCGGTCTGTGCTGGACGAGATCACAGAGCGTGCCTTGGAGATCTTCAAGGACGCCGCGCCTGAGTACGAACCCGATGACCGTACCGACCGGTACGACTTCGAGGAGTCGTCTGGAAACAAGCCGTACAAGTACCGGATCAACCGCCCCGGCACGCAGTTCCACGACCTTGAGTTCCTCGTAGCCTACGAGATCGAACCCAAGTTTGGCGGCGACGCTGGAACCCCTGTCGGCAACGAGGTCCAGATTGTGGGCATTGCCCGCGCCTCCGATCCGAGCCGCCAGATCCCCAAGGACATGTGGCACATGTTCGGCATCGACGACAACGAGCTGGACGTGATGCAGGACGCCATTGCCTACGACGTTCTTGATACCCCGTACAGGCACGAGGGCATGTCTCGCTGGGGTCGCCTGAAAGGCGGCTACGGGGAGTGGGAGGCCGGTACGGAGGTCGAAGTCGTGGACGTCAAGCGGAACTCCGACGGCAGCAAGGACGTCCTCATCAAGGGGCCCGATGGCAAGACGGTCCCTATCAAGCTGGATCAGGGTGAAGAGTTCGAGAAGTTCATCGATATTCTGGAGAAGAGGACTATGGCAGACATGACCGAGGAAATGCGTGCGCTCGCCGGGCTTCCCGTCCGTCAGGCTCCCACGACCCTCATCACCACCGAGGCCGACCGTGCTGTGCAGAAGGACTGGCGGCGGATGGCCGTCAACCCCAGCAAGAACCTCGTGGAGACCAGCGAGACGACCGGTGGGGCCATCGTGCCTGCCAGCTTCGTCTTCCCGGACCTCGGGGCTCTTCTGGGCTATACCCAGCAGAAGCTTCCCACGACGCTCCTGCGGTGCATCGACCGGATGACCCCGGAAGGCCAGAACGCCATGGCGGTCATGCTCAACGAGCTTCAGAAGCTGCGCCCTGCTGCGGACCATCTCGTCGAGGTGTTCGCCGGGATCGCGGACGGCATCGACAAGTTCGACGGCGGCAGCATCGAGGGCAGGGAGGTGGCGCGGGTGTTCCGGTACATGATGGACGCGGCCCGCTTCACGCAGGGTGGAGCGGAGCTGACGGAGCAGCTGTGAAGCAGATCAAGCCTACCCTCGATGAGCTTCGCGGGGTCCTCGGCGGCTACGGCTTCGCCAAGGTGAAGTCCGAAGACTTGTCCGACGCCACGAAGTTGCACAAGGAGATGACGGACCACCTTGCCTCCAAGTTCGGCAAGCTGCTGGACGATCAGGATCTGAAGGACAGCTCCGAGATCGCCATCTACTGGTTCGCCAACGACCATTATCTCGGGCAGGATGACCCGCTGTATTCCATCCTGTCCCAGTCCCCGTACACGCCCGGACCCATGATGAGTTCGGCAGCGGACGAGGGCGAGACGGTCGACATGCTCTATCAGGAGCTGGTCGACGCGTTCTCCAACCCTGGGAAGCCAATCTCGGAGATGAGTCAGGAGGATGCTGATAACATCGTGAACGAGGTGGCGGAGGCCGCTTATAACATGGCTGCCCGCAGCGCCGCCGAGGCATGGAGCACGTCCGAGGATCCCGGCAAGTGGATCGTGGCCACGTTCGGAGACTTCACGGCGGCCAACGGGGAAGTACTGCCCGAGGATGAGGCCCCGCTTCCTCCCGAAGGGTTCGTCCTGTTCGAGCAGGGACGGATCCCGGCTGTTGAAGAGTGCGTGCCTATGGAGCATGTGATCCGCGCCGTGGCCAAGAAGCACCCCGGTGACCGTGAGGCCGGGGCGGTCCTGCGCCGCTTGTGGCAGGAGCAGGGCTCTGAACGTTGCATGTCCATTTCCGGGAAGTCGCAAGTCTATCGGAAGAAAGACGGCGTCTCGAATGTGGCCGAATCCACCAGGTATATGAGCGCCAAGTACGTCTCGGACATTCTCGGGATTATCATCACCGACATCATGAGGGGTCGACCCAAGTGGGCACTCGACAACCTTCAGAAGTTGAAGAAGGACCTTGAGACCGGCAGTCTTGAGATCGCGGAGAGGAAGTGATGGGCCAGAACAAGAAGTGGTCGTCGGCTGATTTTCAGGCGGTACTGCAGAACCTCAAGAGTGTCGTCTCCGAGTCCGTCAAGCAAGAGGCCACGGGGCGGGATACGTTTCTCGGGATGCAGAAGCTCGGGGATGCCTTGACACTGCTGGAGATTGCCGCCGACCACTTCGAGGCCGACGGCAACAAGGACGACGCCGCAAGCATCCGGGCGGCCTACGACCAGCTCAAGGTGATCAAGGATGGCTTCCAGCAGCAGTTCGATGCGGAACTGGCTGCTCGCGAGAAGGCTCTCGAAGGCGTCGCGGCCCCGCTGTCCGGCGACCATCGGATGGAGGCCAAGGACTTCAATCCGTTCGCGGTCTGCCAATCCATGGCCAAGAAGCACGGCTGGGACAAGGCCAAGACCGAGAAGTGCATCCTGAAGCTCAAGGAAAAGCCCGGCGCGACATATGAGGAGCTTTGCAGATGAGCCCCGACCTTGAAAAAGCCATTGCCAACCTTAAAGGTTTGACGGAAGGCGACTTCGATACCTTGGATGCCATGGCCGTGAAGCTTGGTACGGGTATTGGTGCTCTTCGTGGGGTTTCTAATGACCTAGCTGCTGCGCTTGATCGGTGGGGCGATGTCATGGACGAGGGACTCCGCAAAGAGCTTGAACGTCTTCGCGATTACGCAGGGGAAATCTCCAAAAGGCTTGAGACTCGTGTAGGGTAGGATGTCGCAGGGCCCCATCCAGCACAAGTTCGTACCGAACAACCCGGTTCCGGGGGTGCCTAACGCGCCTCCAAACCTTGGGCAGACGGAGTCGTCTGCCATCACCCCGAGAACCTCGTACCCCAACCCTTGCAATCAGTTCCAGATGTTCCCCACGACGGAGATCGACTTCCTCGACTCCATCAACGCCGAGATGGCGGGGATCGCCGGGGTGGACGCCGAGTACTTCGTGATGAACCGCACCATCACGAACATGGACGCGTTCTACAATGAGCCCACGGCTGACTGGGCGTGGACCAAGAGCTTCCGGATCCGGGTGTTCTACCTGCCCGATCAGGGAGACCCGTCCCAGAGAGAGCCGACCGAGAGGGGCCTCGCCGAGGTCTTTCCCGGGCAGGTGACCATCAGCCGACGGATCGCCGAAGAGGTGGGTCTGGGAGCCCCCAAGGAGGGGGACGTAATCCGGCTCTTCCACCACGAAGGACGCGGGTACGCCGATTACGACATCATCAAGGTCAACCCGGATCCTGCCAGCTATTGGGGGGATCAGGGGGTGTTCCTGCAGTTCCTCTGCGACGTGGTCCGCCGGGTCAAGTTCCTGCCGGAGCGCCGGTTCACGGCTGGCAACGAGACTGGAGGGGTGACGGAGTCGGATTCCGACCCGCACTCGCTGACCCAGTGAGCCTTGAGCAGGTGCTGGCGGAGCTGAAGTTGTACCTGACCAATCCGCAGGCGTTCCCGGCCGACCGGGTGTACGCCGCAGGCAAGGTGGGTACGTTCGATCTAGGGGCCCACGTTCCCGAACCTTTGGGAGTCCCCGAGAACGACCGGTTGACCTACGACCCCGACAGGTTGGCCTCGATTTTGGGCCGCCTGAAGGGGTATACTCAGGTACCTAGAACCAGACCGTTGGCAGTTGCGGCGACTAGGGCGGAGAGACAGGCGTGAGCGACGGGGAACAGATCAGAAAGGCGATCTTGGAGCTGCGCAAGCTCTGCGCCGAATCTGACACTCTTTCTTGTTCCGAGCCGGTCAGTAAGCTGCGCACGGCTGCTGACCGGCTCTACTACATGGCCAAAGAGAACTCCGATGGGATCACCTCCACACTGCGGAAGGTCCTGGAGGATCTGGACGCCGCAGTCCAGACGGCGGGGGGAGCGGACAGCAAGTGGGGTCGCCGGGTGATGGACCTTGCCCGTAAACTTGATGGCTTTGAGGTATCGACGGCTTTGGAACTGCGGTCGGTCGTCGAAGGCTTCGCCCGGCCCTCTTCACTTCACTTCGTCTGCAGCCTGCCCGCGTTCCCGGAGAAGAAGGTCACCTCCCTGATGACGGATCTCTACGATCTTGCCGACGAGATGAGCGGGGTCACGGATGACTAAGCTTCAGGAGCTGTTGTCCGATCTCAGGGTGGTGTCCGGTCTCGGGGAGGCGCGTGCGGCGTTCGACGCAGTCGGCGCTGAACGTGCCTTGGACAACGCCATCGACTTCATCGAGAAGAACTGGAAAGAGGCTGTCGCAAAGGACGCCGTTGATCTGGCAGGCAGCTGGTCTGAGATCTTCGACTACCTCGTAAGTCAGGACAAGGACGTCCTTATCAAGGACGGCAAGCCCTCTTCCGAAACCCAGTGGGTGCGCAAGAAGCTTCGGGAGAAGGGATACGCGTTCGACAAGCCGCTGGGTTCCACAAAGGAGTTCGTGTACGCTCCGGGAAAGAGCCCTTATCACGTCAAGCTTGACCGTCTTACCAGTGCCCAGAAAGACGCCCGCAAGGCCCTTCGAGATGCCGCCACAGATCAGGAGAAGAGGGACATCAAGGCGGCAATGGACCAGCTGGCTGCCGATAAGGAGGATGTGGAGGCCCACATCAAGCGGCTGGAAAAGCGCAGCGCACCGGAGGACGTTTCGGAGCCTGTTGCGACGTTTGTTCCATCCAAGGAGTTGAGGGCCCTCCAGAGGGATGCAAAGGCGGCGGAGAAGAAACTTCGATCTGCGCTCAACGCCAAGGACCGCGAAGCGGCTCTAAAGGAACTGGCCAGCATCGAGTCTGCCATTGCCAAGGAGACCGCGGATCTTGAGCAGGCGCAGGGCGTTTCTGCGTCCCCGGAGTCTGCCAAGAGCGGCAAGAAGTCCGCTTCGTCCAAAAAGCCTGACAACGAAAAGGATCAGCGCCTGAAGTCTGTGGACAAAATCATCGGGGCCTATCAGGGCACCGCGCAGGCCAAAGACGCCGTAGACCAGTTCAAGGCAGGCATGGAAAAGGTGCTGGACGGGTTGGAGGGCGATGCGGCGCAGGGAAAATTCGACAACGACCGCCGCATCAGGCTGCAGAACCTGATCCGTACTCTTGAGCAGACGGTTCTGGCTGGAGATAGTGCGCTTCGCAAGGTTGGCGTTGTGCGTGGCGAGCCCGAAAAAGATAAGAAGGTTGCAGAAGGGGTGGAAAATGCCTGAGCAGGGTATGTGGGGATTCGGACAGGGCTTCTCCGGCGAGAAGTGGGATCAGGAGTCTTTCTTCGGCGAGATCAAGCGCCTTTCCGGTATCCCGGTCAAGGAGTCGGCCGAAGGGATGGACTGGGGCAAGCTCGACGAGCTGGCCAACCTGTTCGCCTCCCTGAGCGGCTCGCTCCGGCAGGTTATCCAGAAGAAGGACATGTCGGAGGCGGGTGGTCTGGCGGCCATGGCCGTCAAGTTCGCCAACGACTTCAAGCAGGTTGTCGGCGACCAGTACCCGGCGGAGAACCCTCCGGCTCTGGAGGATGTTCCGATCCCGTCCGGACCCGGTGCCGAGGTGGAGGCTTAAATGTTCGAGAGTTGGAACATGGACGGGGCGGACATGAAGCCCGCCCCTTGGAAGCAGGAAGACTTCTTCGGTGAGGTCCGCAAGCTTTCCGGGATCAAGGAACCCACACCGGAAACGGTGAAGCCGCGTGGTCTGTTGGTCTCACGGAACGAGTCCGTGAAGGCGGAGCACGCCCTCGGCTCGTACGGGGTCGAGTACACCGTCGAGGACGTCGATAGCAGCACCCTCCGGATCGTCACGCAGTCGCTGGATCAGGCCGCTGGCCTGCTTCGGCATGCCAAGGTGACCTTCAAGGAAGACATGGTCGAGGCGAAGGTCAAGGTTGCGGAGCCGACCAAGGACGAGCGTGATCAGGGCGAGATTCTCGTCATGCTCTCGGCCGCCCAGTCCCTTGCCAAGGCGTTGAACATGAGTCAGGCGGCGCAGGACGCCGTCCTCAACGCCATCGACAAGGTCACCAGTGAGCTTGGAAACAAGGCGTAGGGACTTCACGCCCGGCGGCCGGGAATCCAATCCCGGGTGGCCACGGACGTTCGTTCCGTACGTCAACAGCTGGATCAACGAGATCAAGAAGACCATGGCATCGGAGGGCGGCATGGACAAGATCAAGGCCCTGCTGGCGGACCTGAAGGCGAAGGCCTGCGGAGAACTTTCCGAGGCTGCCGCCGGAACGGCTCCTGTTGCCGAAGTCGGACAGGTCATGGACGTGACGCTGGCCAAGGCGGCGGAGCAGAACTACGCCTACAAGGGCAAGAAGCAGTACCAGCCTCCCGGCAAGCCCACCAAGGACTGCGAGACCGTGGAAGGCCCCGGAGCCTTCGAGGACATCGCCAAGTCCATCAAGGCGCTGTCGGCAATCATCGAGCAGGGGGAGGAAGGGGATCCGGGGAGGGAGGCGGGCGAGGCTCCGGAGTCTGATCCGAAGCCGGAGGCCGAGCCTGAAAAGGCGGAGCCCTCCGAACCTTCGGATGAGGCTCCGGACCTCGCTTCGGCCATCAAGAACAACCTCGCCCACGGTATTGCCGACGGCGTGGTCGGCTCCTTGGCGGCTGTGTTCGGCGATCCGATCAACTTCGCCGACGCCGAGGTGCTCAAGGCCGTCGACGAGGTGGAGCGCCAGTACAACCAGAAGGGTCGCCAGTTCTTCACCCAGCTCCGTGCCGAACTGAGGGACATCGGATCGGTCGACCGCGATAGGGCGGTTCGGGCGGCGGTCCGCGTCTTCCGTGAGCTTGCCTGAGCCTGTAGACGAAGCCCGCAAGAAGCCCAAGCGCGTGTCCATGGCGTACACGTGCAGCATCGATGCTTTTCGTCGGAACGCCAAGCGGCTGGAGAAGGAGGGCTATCCCTCCTCGCTGGCCTATGCGCAAGCCTATCAGGCCCTCTCGTTTGCCTGTGAACGCACCAAGCGGGAAGCCGGAGTCGTTCTCATGGCTCCCGCCAACGAGTCCCTGACCTTGGACGAACTGACCTTGATTGCCAAGGGGCTTACAGAATCGCTGTTGTCGTGATCGCGAAGAGCAAGAACTTCGACGACGTCATGGAGGCCTTGGAGGAGCTTGAGCCTCGGGCCAGAACATACGCACGTCAGGTGTTCGCAGCGCTCGGCGATGATGTTCTTGACCGTGTTCGTACGCTGCTGAGGCCGAAGTTTTGGTGGCAGAAGCCGTTCAAGAAGAGCCTCAAGTACGGGTACCTCACTGACAAGGATCAGGACTTTCTGGCGGTCTACGGCGACAAGCCCGGTTTCGTGAACCATCTGGATGCCACGCGCATGCTGATCTGGTTCGGGAATACGACCACCAAGATGCTGGCTTCCAGAGCCGACCTTTTTCGCAAGTTCAATCCGTGGACCGTGGACACGCTTCCCAAGGTTGCAGCGGACCTGTACGGGGCTCGTGCCAAGGTGCGGGTGATGTCCCCCGCCGTTGTTACGCAGCGCAGGCGCGAGCTTCGTAAGCAGATGCCCCAGATCATGAAGACCCTGCTGGCCAACAAGGTGCCCATCAAGAAGGGCCCGGCCAAGCTCAACAATCGTACGGTCTTCGATCTTGAGCACGCTCTGCTGTCTCAGGAGTTCTTCAGGGGCGGCCGACCGGTATTTCGGCAGGTGCTCCGGCAGATCAACCAGTTGGTGGCCATGGCGTCGGCCGAGGTGGACCCGGGCATGATGCTGGACCCTGAGCAGGGCACGACCGAGAAAGACGGCTTCGGGGAAATTCCCAAGCTTGATCCTGCTTTGCTGCCCTCCATCAGTGAATTCCAGAGTAAAATCATCGGAAAGAAGGTGAGGGAGTAGTGGCGGACCCCTGCAAGCCCGACGACTGCGAGACGAAGTCCTGCCACTTCAACGACGGGACCAAGTTCCCGACCACGTGGGGCTACAAGACCGGTCTCGTCGACATCGGGGCCTACGACCGTGGGATCATGCGGACCCTCGGGGTGGAGCTGCAGGATCCGGTCATCGGGGATCGCCCCCGCCTGTTCACCAGAGTTCCTGGAATTCAGGGAACCCAGGAGGACAAGGTCACGGTGGTCTACGCCAATCCGGAGCAGGTCTTCTCCACCTACAAGATCCCCATGATCCTGATCCGCCGGGATTCCGTTACGCCCGCGCTGCAGCATGCTTTTGCGTGGCAGAACGAGTACAACGTCCCGGCCGAGAACTCTCGGCTGATCACCAAGGTTGACCCGCTTACGGGCATCTGTCTGGGGCAGGGCTACTCCCACATGGAGACCAAGCCTAGGGCCTTCCCGTACGACATTGGGTATACCATCGAGATCTGGGCCAGAAAGCGGTTGGATGCCAATAAGATCCTGCAGAAGGTCTTGAGTGTGTTCCCCCCGTACGGTAATATGCTGGTCGTAGATAGCGTGGGATGCGCCCGGTCGTACTTGGCCTTGCAGGAGGGCTTTTCCGAGATCACCGAGATCACGGACATCATGAATCGGCAGCCCTCGTACGCGGTGACCCTCACCGTGCAGGGCGAACTGGATTCGGCGATGCCCGAGACCCGGAAGACGGTTGACACCTTCAACGTCACCCTTTACCAGAAGGAAAGGGTGCTGTCCTGCAGGTGCTGGGAGTGTTCGGGAACAGAGTACGAAAGCAGGCGTTGTCCGTAAAGGAGAGAGGCATGGCAAGCCAGTTCGGCGTCTACAAGAACGTCACCATCTACCCCCTTTGCGTGAAGCTTCCTGCCAAGGACGTCGCCAGCCTTCCGCCCGGCAAGACGGCGGTCTTCGCTGACGCGTGGCCCGGCGTGAAGGATCAGGCGGAGAAGGGGAAACTGGTACGCGTTGCCGACGCGCCGAGCCAGAACGTGGTTTCGGTCGTCGCCAACGGGTAGTCCGGAGTAGGAGGGAGGATCGGAAATGGCCATTCCCAAGAGCCCTGGAGTCTTCGTTCAGGAGGTTGCCCCCACGCGGGTTCCGCAGGGGGTGTCTCCTTCCAACATGGGTATTGTCGGGTTCACGGTGCAGGGGCCTGTCAACGTGGCTACCCTGGTCGAGAGCTACGACGAATTTACCCGCAAGTTTGGCGGGGAGACCGACCTCTCGCTGGTTCCCCTCTCGACGCAGGCGTTCTTCGAGAACGGCGGCCGCCGGGCGTTCGTGGTCCGTGTCGTCCCGGCTGGGTCGGAGACGTCCACGGTCGAAGTCGACGCCCCGGCCAAGTGGACGATTGACGCCATCTCGCCGGGAGAGTGGGGCAACCTCCTGAAGTTCCGCTTTGTGGGCGACCCCGACTTCCTCAATACGTCCGGTCCGCTCCCCGTCTGGGAGCGATTCGATGTGCAGGTGCTGCAGTACGACGCCAGCGTGGGAGCCTTCCTTGCGCAGGAAGTCTTCCAGCAGGTGGATCTGACCAACTCCAGCTCTCCCGCCTTCATGCCAACGGTGGTCAACGACGACCAGCGCGGAAGCCAGCTCGTACGCGTGTCCGAGGGCCTCAACGGGGCTCCTGACGCCATGGCGGCCACCAACGTGACCGGCGAGACCATCGCCACGGGTGACGGCGTCACGACGCAGTTCACCGGCTTCCTCGCTCAGCCGTCGGTGTACCCCGGCAGCATCGCGATCTCGACGGCCATCACGCTCCTTAGCGTGACGGACAACAGCTACGGAAGTTTGGTCGGCGATGTGTCGCCTGCCGGACTCAACATCGTCAACTACGAGACCGGCGAGTTCAACGTGACGTTCGACGTGCCGCCCGCTCCTGGCGAGCCCGTCACGGCGGACTACATCCACCTCAACAACGAGGTCACGTTCGATCTGGCCGGTGGCACCAATGGCGTAGGCGTCATCACCCGCAATCAGGTGACGAATCCGCTGTTGGAGACCAACAAGCAGGGGATCTACGCCTTCAATGCAGTGGAGGACATTCTCAACATCATCCTTCCGGACTTTGCTGGCGACGAGCAGGTCATGCAGGATCAGGCCGAGTTCTGCGACTCCAAGCAGGACAGGTTTACCATCCTGACGACGCCTCCGGCCTTGACTCCGGCCGAGGCGATCACGTTCATCCGGAACGACTACGCCCGGAACAGCCGCAACGCGGCTGTGTACTACCCGTGGGTCAAGGTTCTGGATCAGTCCACGCAGGGCATCCGGACCATCCCGGCCCTCGGGCACATCGCCGGGATCTACGCCAACACGGACCTGAAGAGGACTGTGGCCAAGGCTCCGGCGGGCATCGACGACGGCCGGTTCCAGGGCATCTTCGCCATCGAGCGCAAGCTGGAACGCGTGGATCTGGACAACCTGTACCAGAGCCGGATCAACCCGTTGTTCAGCTCCGAAACGACCGGCGACATCGTGTTCGGCGTCCGGACCGGCAGCCTCGATGTGGCGTGGCGCTACATCAACGTCCGCCGGACCTTCATCTACGTGGAGAAGGTCCTGTTCCGGGAGACGCAGTTCGCGCTCTTCGAGAACAACGGCCCGGACCTCTGGTCCCGCGTGTCCATGACGCTCAACGGCGTGCTGACCTCGATGTACAACGCCAAGATGTTCGCAGGGAACACGCCGGAGGAGGCGTTCTTCGTGATCTGCGACCAGACCAACAACACGCCGCAGGATATCGAGGACGGCGTGGTGAACATCGATGTGGGCATCGCTCCGCAGAAGCCCGCCGAGTTCATCATGATCCGCATCCAGCAGAAGCAGGTTCAGGCTACGACGACATAGGAAGGGGGAAACCATGGAACTGACGCTGAAGGGCATCCTTAACCATCTGGCCTCGTGGTTTGTGGCCGGAGTGGGTCTTGGCCTCGGCTGGTGGCTCGGCGGCAAGCTCAAGGATCTTGCCTGCAAGCTGATCCCGGCCAAGAAGTGCGCTGAGGCTCCGAAGGTGCTGACCGAGAACAAGCCCGAACAGAAGGCGTAGGGAGGGTATCATGGCTCGTTCCATTGCCACGGACTTTTTGCATTTGTTCAAGTTCAGGGTGACGGAGCCGTCGAACTTCCTCAACCCGGCGGCTGGCTTCTCGTCCGTGACCATTCCGGACTTCAGCCAGCCCGAGGTGACGTACCGCGAAGGCCTGTACGTCTACACGCGGAAGTACCCCGGCATCCCCGAGTTCTCCAACATCACGCTTTCTCGCGGTGTGGCCAGGTCTGCCACGGACTTCTTCAACTGGATGCTCCAGCCCATCAACGGGCAGGAGTACCGCACGACCATCGAGATCCAGCACTTCCATCGTGCGGACCAGAAGCAGCCGTCGGCCCGGTACATCCTCAAGGAGGCCTTCGCGGTCCGGATGCGCCCGACCGGTGATCTGGACGCGAACAGCCCCGAGGTGGCCATTGAGGAACTGGAGATCGCCTTCGAGGAGCTGCTGGTCCAGCGGACCGGTGGCGGCCTTGGCCAGACGATCAGCCAGAACGTGGTGACGGGCACCGGCACCAAGATCACGACCTAGAACTGCACACTGTGCAGTCGGAGGGTTATGGCGCGTAGTGTCCGGGTGGACCACGCCCAGAACTACCGCTTCCGGGTGGCGGTGGTGGATGAGGGCGGGCAGTCTGACATCAGCCTGCTCAGCCCAAAGGCCATCACCCTGTTCGGCGGGGCGTACGCCAGCTTTGCCAGGGTCTCCATTCCCAGTGTTACCATCGAGACGGAGGAGATCAAGGAGGGCGTTTGGCCGTTCCGCCGCCGGGCCATCGTTGGAGCGTCCATGGACACGGTGCTCCTCGAACGCGGCGTGACCATCCCCGACTCCGACTTCTGGCAGTGGGCGGTCGGCGCGATTACCGGGGAAATCGCCCGCAAGACGGTTATAATCCAGCTCATGGCAAGGACGCAGGAACCGGCCCTCTTCCCCGGCCCGCAGCAGGATCGCATGCGGTCGGCATCTCTGAGCGGCTCTTTGAGGCTCGGGCAGGCGGATATCGTGCAGTACAAGGTCAATCCTGTGCTTCCCATTGTGGCCAAGCAGTGGACGTTGCACGAGTGCATCCCGGTCCGGGTGAAGCCCGCCAGCGATCTGGATGCCTCCAGTGCCGAGGTTTCCTTGACGGAACTGGAGATTCACGCCAACTGGATGGAACAGGCCCCATCCACGTTCATTTCCACCGGTGGTCCGGAGATGCTTGTCACCTAAAAATTTTGGGATGAGCTGAGTATATAATGCTCGACGATACGATCCTGAGCGCGGTGGACTGGCAGAAGGCCGTCCTGAAGAGGGACGCCGACGCTTGCGCGGTCTGCAAAAGCACCGAGGGGATTCAGGTCTACTACATCACCCCCAAGTCGTTGGGCGGCCGTACCATCGTGGCCAACGGGGTGACCCTCTGCCTGACGTGCCGGGCTAGCAACGCCACCCGGGCCGGACAGGCGGCGGCCGAGTTCCTCAAGGTTCGGTGGAACGTCCCGCTGTCGCAGGAGTTCCTTCGGGATCTGAACCTGATCTCCATGGCGGTCGGCCGGTCCGTCTCGGACATCGTCCGGGAGGTGATGTCGGAGGCCGTCTTCACCTCCAAGTGGGACAGGCTGGAGATGGTGCCCACCAACGGGTCTCCGCCGGAGCGGACCAACGTGTGGATCGCCAAGCCTGTGTTCGAGAAGTTCGAGCAGTGGTGCAAAAAGCGTGATCTGACCGCGCCCACGGCGATTCGCAGCCTTCTTTGGGCATGGGTTCAGGACATCCAGAAAGGGGTATGACCATGGCGGGAGAGTTGGTGTTCGAGCTGCCGACGGGCTGGCTTGGCCCGGACGGGCAGGTTCATCGTCGCGTCGAGATGCGGGAGATGACGGGGTACGAGGAGGACGTGATCGGGGACGACCGTCTGCCCTACAACGTCAGGATGAATCGCGTGCTGGCTGGGTGCGTGGTAAAGCTTGGTCCGATCACGGACAAGGCCGAGATCGAAAAGATCATGGACCAGTTGACGTCCGTGGACCGGATGAAGCTGCTCATCATGATCCGGGTGGCCAGCCTGCCGGAGCCTTTCGAGTTCGACGTCACCTGCCCGAGCTGCAGCAAGAAGGGCACCCATCAGCTGGACTTGCTCACGCTGCAGTTCGAGGGTCTCAAGGATCCCAAGGTTAGGGAGTATGAGTTGAGCCTGCCTTCCGGTCGGAAGGCCGTTTGCCGGGTGCTGACGGGAGAGCTGGAGAACAGGATCTCGGAGCTGGAGCGGGCGGACATCATGTCGGGGTCCATCCTGCTCCGGCTGGCCAAGCTTGACGGCAAGGCGGACCTTACCCTGGAGGACGTCAAGAAGATGCCTCTCAAGGACCGCACCGCGCTTCGCAACAAGTTCGACGAGATCGAGGGCGGCTTCGAGCGGGACATTCAGGTTTCCTGCAAGAACTGCCGCAAGGAGTTCGAGACGCGCCTTGATCTGGGCGTGATGGAGCTGCTCTACAAGAACCTGAAGGCGTGACGTGACCAAGCAGACGTTCGAGTCGTGGACCCCGGAGAAGTTCGAGACCACAGGGGAGACTCCGCAGGACCTGCTTCGGAGGGTTGAACTCGACGAACTGGTGGTGAAGTACTCCAATGATTGGATGGTACGGTTGTTCGTACCGTTGGGATTGCGGGAGGCACTGGAGGCGGACACTGAGATCTTGATGCGTAAGCTGCATCAGTCGTACGATGCGGTGATGTCGATGCCGTGCTCTCGTAGGCGGCGTTTGGTGGAGAGAGTGGCGCAAGCCAGCAAGGGTTAACGGATGGCCAAGGGAACAACGGCGTTCGGACTCCTGTTCACGTTCAAGGATATGGCGTCCCGGGCGATCCGGTCCGCCACCAAGGGCGTGGACACCATGTCCGTTACCATGGAAGACGCTGTTCAGAATGCCGCCAAGCTTCAGAAGTCCTTCGAGAAAGGCAAGATGTCCGGCATCCGTCAGGCTGGAAGTGCCGTTCTTTCTTTTGGCAAGTCCATGCTTTCGGCTACCGGCAACACCCAAAGCATGGTTACGGCTCTCGGGGA